GGATGCCACAGGCCCCGCCGACCGGTCGTTTTTTCTTGCGTTTACAAAGCATTCGTGCATGGGACCCTTGAAAAAACCGGCAAGTGATTCGTTTTGGTCCTGTTACCCCCCATATTGACAACATAAAAATTTTAGTTGCCGTTAGGTATAGTACACGTTAGAGTTGTACATGCGGAACAACTAAAGTACACACAGTGTACAAATTGTCGCACCTACTAAATTAACTATTGACACGAATCACTTCTGTCCTTATACTATAGTATATACTATAGAACAGGCAGGGTTAAAAAAAACACCCTGCCAAAACAATAGAACTATACTATAGTATAGAGAAAAGACAACTTATTTGTCATTCTACTCATTTTTTACTTGACAAATTGTCTTCTTTGTGTCACAATACGAATCAGAGGACAAAACCGTCCGAACCTTCACACAACATAATGTATAAGAGGAAGACGAGGGACGTTGATTTGTCCTCGCTTAATATAAGATGCCCTTACCGTCATTACCATACAGTGCTGTCATAGCTAAGAAAGTGCGAGAAGGCATTCGCAGTGGTGTAGCTGTGAAAGACATTCTGTCATCCATACAGAAGTATCAGAATGCTCCCTCTAGCACAGCTACGTTCTATAAGCTCTACGGAGAAGATATAGCAGAAGAGAAGGCCTCTATAGTAGGGGCTGTAGGCTCTGTTGTCATACAACAAGCGTTAGACGGTGACTTTAAAGCTGCTGAATTATTCCTACGGAGTAAGGGTGGTTGGTCACCTACACAGACACAGGTAGAGGTAGAGGGTACAGAGGACGCTGACACTGATGAAAGTGCCATTGACTCTCTGATGAACTTGTTAGGAAAGAGTAGTGATAACAGCACAGACTCTTAGAGAGTTACCCGACTCTGAAGTTGCATCAGTATTACAACAATTAGGCCCAAAGAAAACGGAAGAGCTACAGCATGACTGGAACTTCTGGGCCAGACCCGAACAGTTAGAGCCAGAGGGTATATGGAATGTTTGGGTTGCACTTGCTGGTCGTGGCTGGGGTAAGACCCGTGCTGGAGCCGAATGGGTCAGACACAGGATCAAGAAGGGCGATAAGATTGTCCACTGTGTTGCACCTACTAAAGGTGATGTTCGCAGGGTTATGGTTGAGGGTGACTCAGGTTTACTCAATGTCTGTTGGAAGGGTGACAAGACATACCGTGGCAAACACATTGGATTTCCTGTATGGTCACCTACCAACAACACTCTCACATGGGAGAATGGCTCAAAAGCAGTCTTCTTCTCAGCGGAAGACCCAGAACGACTAAGGGGACCGCAAGCTTATTCCGCATGGACTGATGAGTTATGTGCTTGGAACAATGCACAAGCAACATGGGACATGCTACAGTTTGGATTAAGATTAGGAAAAAGACCCCAAGTCTTTGTCACCACCACACCTAAGACAACCAAGCTAATTAGAAATATACTAGCAGACGATAAGACGATCATTAGCAAAGGGAGTACCTATGATAATGCAGCCAATCTAGCCGACACCTTCTTAGAAGCAGTGAAGAAGACTTATGAGGGAACAAGGTTAGGTAGACAAGAACTATATGCAGAAATACTTGATGAAGCATCTGGCGCATTATGGAATAGACAACAACTTGCTAAGTGTGAGATAGACAAGGATGACGTACCATCTCTTAATAGGGTGGTTGTTTCTATTGATCCGGCTATCACATCCAATGCAGAAAGTGACATGACTGGTATTGTAGTGGCCGGTATCGATGTCAACGGCATAGCTTACGCTTTAGAAGACCACACTGCAAGATACACACCGCAACAATGGGCAGCAAAAGCCTCTGAACTCTATCACACTCACTCAGCAGATAGAATTGTAGCGGAAAGAAACCAAGGTGGTGACATGGTTCGTCATACCTTACAGACAGAAGATCCGACATTACCCATTAAGCTCGTACATGCATCCAGAGGGAAGATGGCACGGGCTGAACCAGTTTCTGCTCTTTACGAACAAGGAAAAGTAAAACACGTAAAGGGCCTTAATGAATTAGAAGATCAGATGGTACAGTGGGAACCTCTAGGGTCCACAGGCTCACCAGACCGTCTTGATGCTTTAGTTTGGGCTATAACGGACCTATCACTCAATGGCTACGCAAAACCTACGCTTAAACTAGCGTATAGTAGCGCCAAGGGACTAAGATAATGGTTAAGAAGCTCTCAGAGACAGAGGCCAAGAAGATATTAGGTGTAGCGGGTGACAACACCTCTAATGGTCAGATACGGGCTGATGAGTTTCTACCTGAGTTGCGTGGCAAGAAAGCTATACGCAAGTACCGTGAGATGAGAGATAACGACAGTACTATAGGTGCTGTCATGTATGCTACTGAACAAGTCCTTCGTGATGTCGATTTAAAGGTGATGCCAGCTAATGATAGTGCAGAAGCTAAGAAAGAAGCTGAGTTCGTTGAGTCTGTACTTGATGATATGGACCATACCCTTGATGACCATATTGCTGAGTCCTTATCGAATTTGTCGTATGGCTTTGCTTGGTTTGAGGTCATCTATAAAAGACGTAATGGCCCTACTGAAAGAAGTGATAAGAAGCGTTCTAAGTACTCTGATGGCCGTATGGGTGTACGGAAGATTGCTATTCGTGCGCCTTGGACAATCTCTAGGTTTGATGTAGATCAACAGACTGGTGATGTCAAAGGTATTTATCAGGATGGGTCGGGCTATAACAACTCTAATTATATACCTACTCGTAAAAGTCTGTACTACCGCACGACAACGATTAATGGTGACCCTGCTGGCCGCTCTATACTTCGTAACGCTTATACTTCTTATGAATATGTCAATAACCTACAGTCTATTGAGGCTATAGCAGTTGAGAGGGAACTTGCTGGTATCCCTGTTGCTCGTATTCCTGCTGAGTACTTGTCAGGGGATGCAACAGCCACACAATCTGGATTTGTCAATAACCTGCAATCTATTCTCAGGGACGTCAAGTTCAATGAGCAGGGATACATTATTCTGCCTTCCGACACCTATCCCGATAAAGACGGAGCGCCTACCAACCAGAAGCTGGTAGATGTTGAGCTTATGTCTTCTAGTGGTAGCCGTAATATTGACATTGACCCTATTGTAAGACGTTACCAGCATGATATTGCTCGTAGTGTTCTTTCTGAGTTTCTTATGCTTGGTGGTGGTAACACTGGCTCTTACGCCCTCTCCAAGTCTAAGACAGACCTGTTCCTTCGTGCATTAGAGAGTTATATCCAAGCTATTGTTGATGTCCTCAATAAACAGCTTGTCGAGCGCCTCTGGGAGTTGAACGGTCTGAACTATGACCTGATGCCGACTATTGTAGCTGGTGATGTAGCTCCACACGACTTACGTGAGATTGCAGCATTCCTACGCAACTTGAATGGAGCCGACATTAACGTAAGTGATCATCCAGAAGTTATTCAAGACCTTATGGATATTGCTGAACTGAAGTATGACCCAGAGTCAACGCAACAACCAAAAGAACAGGAAACTGAATAATGGCAACTTTAAATGATCGAGTCCTTGACTCTGGCTTAAGCGTCCTAGACACGGAAGCCAATAAGATCGTAGTGACCTCTCAGGAAGCTACAACATTCACCAATGCTAATGCAACATATGCTTTAGGTAACTCAACATCACTTTCTATTGGCGCACCTGCTGATCGTTCTGGTGGTGGTCGTGAAGTAACTGTAGCAGCTATCACAGATGGCTCAATTACAGGTACAGGCACAGCAACACATTATGCTATCGTAGATACAACAAACTCACGTTTGCTTGCTACTAGCACTCTCAGCGCCTCTCAGTCAGTTACGAGTGGTAACACCTTTACTCTAGCCTCATTTACTATCGGTATCCCAGATCCTGCATAAAGGCTAAACAATGGCTGTTCTCAAAAATAGGGCAAAGATGTCCACCAGTACGACGGGTACTGGAACCATTACGCTTGGCTCTGCTGAGGATGGCTATCAGAGCTTTGCTGATGCTGGTGTAGCTAATGCAGATGTAGTCCGTTACGTTATTGAGGACGGTAATAACTTTGAGATAGGCACAGGCACCTATACAGCTTCTGGCACCACCCTGTCACGCACAGTAAGCGAGAGCAGCAACTCAAACAATGCCATTAACCTTAGCGGTTCAGCTACAGTGTTTATCGGGGCTACGGCTGAAGATATTCCTGCGCTTTATGCTGATAATGACGTAAGTGCTACTGACCCCACTGCTAGTGGTAATAATTCAGTAGCGATTGGTGATAGTGCTACAGCCGCAGGTGTAAGATCAACTGCACTCACTTATTCTCATGCAGGTGGAACGGACAGCTTTGCAGCAGGTATTGGTAGCAGTTCAAGTGGCCGTGGCGCACAGGCTGGACAGGCGGTAGCCATTGGTAACAATGCTTGGGTTAGGGCAACTGAAGCTGTAGGTTTAGGTTACTATGCTCATGTTGGCACAAGTGGCACAAGGGCTGTTTCTTTGGGTCAGGGTCAGGCAGATGGCGCAAACTCTCTTACTGCCGTTATAAGTACTGAATCTACGTCATATGGCAGTAATGGCTCTAACAGTATTGCTATGGGGGCTTTAGCTAAAGCTACAAGCACCTACGCAGTAGCAATTGGATATAGTACGCAAAGCACTGGCATAGGTACTGTAGCCATAGGCGCTCAAAATACAGCATCGGGCCAGTATTCTACAGCCATAGGTAGGAGCAATACTGCGTCAGGAAATTATGCAGCGGTAATTGGTTCAAGAGACAGCACTGCAAGTGGCGACAACTCCTTTGTAGCAGGGCAAGGCAACACTGTTTCTCACGCTAACTCAATTGCTTTAGGTACTAGCGTACAGTCTACAGCTACAAATCAAATTAACTTAGGTGGTACAGCCGACACAGTACGCATCTCAGAGACTTACACCTTACCTACCTCCGACGGTACTAACGGGCAGGTACTTACCACTGACGGCTCTGGAGTTGTTACTTTCGCAGATGCTGGTGGTGGCTCACCTGATTTGTTCGCTGAAAGCTACGATGGATCAAGTACAAAGCCATCTGCTAGTGGATCACAAAATGCTGTCTCGATTGGGGTAAGCGCAAATGCGAGTGGCCACGACACGATATCTATAGGCGAAAGTTCTTCAGCAGTGTCTAGCAAAGCACTGGCGCTTGGTTATAGCGCTTACGCTGGTGGAGGTGGGCAAAACACAGCAATTGGCCCAAACAGCTTTACGGGAACCAGTGCATACTCAAGCGCATTCGGCCACAATGCCTACAGCATCGGCCAAGATGGTGTTGCAATCGGGCAAGCTAGATCAACCGGCACCGACAGCCTTGCAGCAGCTATAGCAACCAACAGTTCAAGCTACGGCGCTGCTGGTGCTAATAGTATTGCGATGGGTCAGAATGCGTATTCTGGAGGTAGTGGTGCGGTCAGCTTGGGTACAAGTTCTTTAGCTAACGGCATTCAATCACATGCTTTTGGCGGGTCATCGTCGGGAGCTTATTCTCTTGCTTTTGGTGGTACGGCATCAGGAACTGTGGCTGTAAGCCTAAAGGGAGGAACCGCTTCTGGAGAGCGTTCACTCGCAGTTGGCTTTAGATCATCCGCAACTAAATATGGTCAAAAGGCTTTTGCGAGTGGCCGCTTTGCTGCTGATGGGGATGCTCAAGGCAGTATTTTTATTCTTCGTGCAGACACCACTGACGCAACCGCAACAGTTCTCACAACTAACAACAGCACCGCATCTACAGATAACCAAATCGTAGCAGCCAGTGACACTTGCATCATGTTCTCAGGCACACTTGTGGCAATGCAGAATGGCGCACAGGATCAGGGTGGCTGGGAGATTAAAGGCTTACTGAAAAATGACGGTGGTACAACTACCTTAGTAAGCAGCAACATACAGACATTTGATGACGGTAATGGCTGGGTAGTAGCCTTAACTGCTGACAACACAAACAACGCCTTAGCAATTACCTGCACAGGGGAAGCTGCACATAACATTCGTTGGGTTGCTAATATTCAGACCAGTGAGGTGACGTATGCTTAGGAGTAATAACTAATGGGTTCTATTAACTTAGATAACACAGGCTCTGGTGGCGGTATAACCTTAAGCTCTGACGGTACAAGTTTATTACTAGACGGTACAGCCGTAGGTGGCGGTGGTGCTGATCTTTATGCTGCTAATGAAAGTAGTCCTGCCGCACAACCAAGTGCCACTGGCGCAAATGCGGTGGCGATTGGTGATAGTGCTGTTGCTAGTGATGAAGACGCATTTGCTGGGCCTATGTCAAGGGCTTCAGGAACACATTCTGTTGCTTTAGGTGTTGCTAATAATTCAACTACTTATGGTGCAAGCGGTTCATACTCTATAAGCATAGGCTATCAATCAAGAGCAAAAGCTGGTCAGTCAGTAGCTTTGGGTTCTACCGCTTACGTCGATAGTGATAGCTTAAGAGCGCTTGCTTTAGGTGAAAATGCCTATGTCCAGCAGTGTGACTATGGTACGGCTATCGGTGCGGCTTCTAGAGTACATGGTGGAAACAGCGCAACTGAAGCAATAGCTATTGGAAGTAGTTACGCTTCAGGAACGAGTTCGTTTGCAGCAGCTATTACTAACAACACCTCAACATACGGCGCACAAAGTGCTAATACTATTGCGGTAGGATATCAAGCTAAGGCTAATGCTTCATACGCAACAAGTATAGGTTATAATAATACTGCATCAGGAATAGGTGCAGCGGTTTTGGGTGCAACGAGTTCAACCTCATCTGGCTTTAGAAGTCTTGTTGTCGGTGGTGTAAGCAATACCGCAAGCGGCTCCTATGCTTCAGTTTTAGGTGGTCAGAGCAATACTGCTAGTGAGGCACATGCTATTGCTATGGGTGATGGCAGCACAGCATCTCATGCAAATTCTGTTAGTATCGGTGACAACGTACAGTCTACAGCCGCAAACCAAATCAACTTAGGTGGCACGGCTGACACAGTTCGCATTTCAGAAACTTATACCCTACCAACATCCGACGGAAGTGCCAATCAGGTGCTTACTACAAACGGCTCAGGTGTAGTTAGCTTCGCAGATGCTGGTGGTGGTGGTGCAGATCTTTATGCTGCTAATGAAAGTAGCCCTACTGCACAGCCTTCAGCTACTGGAACGAATGCTATAGCTATTGGGGATAGTGCAACAGCAACTAGCACGTATTCACATTCAATGGGTTATGGAGCAGATGCTACTGGACAATTTGCAACAGCAATTGGATATGATGCTCTTGCTTCTGGGAGTAGGTCAGTAGCTATAGGAGATGCTAACTCTGCGGGGCTTGCAAGTTTTGCTGCTGGGATTGCTAATAGATCAACTTCTTACGGTGCAACTGCTAATAACAGTGTTGCGATGGGTCAGCTTGCAAAAGCTAGTGGAAATGGCAGTGTTGCAATTGGATTTGGAGCAGACGCTAGTAATACGCACAATGTAGCTATTGGTTATAATTCAGAAGCAAGCACAGGCACTTATAACTTTGCCTTTGGTTCTGGTGCAACAGCAAATGCATCCTACTATGCTGTAGCGATAGGTTCTGATGCTGGCGGTAATGGTTCAACCGCAGGGGGTAATGGTTCGTTTGCTACGTCAGGCGGTGTTACTGCGGGAAATCAGGCACAGGCATTAGGTAAAGCATACGCATCTGGCTCAAACAGCCTCGCAGCAGCTATAGCTAACAACACCTCAAGCTATGGTGCTAGTGCTACAAATAGCATTGCGATGGGGTATCAGGCTAAAGCTTCTGTTCAAGGTGCTGTTGCTATAGGCTATGGAGCATTAGCAGAAAATAATACCCATGCAGTTGCAATCGGTAGATCATACGCAGATGGCGCAGACAGTTTTGCGGCGGCTATAGGTAATCCTCATAGTAGTCTAGGTGCTAAAGGCGATCAGTCCGTTGCTATAGGTTATTATGCAACAGCTAGTGGCGGCAATCACGCACTTGCATTAGGGGGTAATACTGTTGCTTCGGGGAGTTATTCTGCTGCAATCGGTGGTGGTAACACTGGGAACGAAGCAACCCGTCATGGTAGTTTTGCTTTTGGTAGGGGCGCAAAGTCAGACATAGTAGGAAAATATGCATTTGCTAATGATAGATTTGCTGCAAATGGAGATGCTCAAGGGGGCATGTACATACTTCGTGCAGATACCACTGATGCAACCGCAACAGTATTAACTACAAATAATAGCACAGCGGGTAGTGATGATCAGATCGTAGCTAACTCTGACACCTGTATCACCTTTGATGGAACAATCACTGCGATGCAGAACGGCGCACAAGCATATGCCTCATGGCGTATTGAAGGCTTGTTGGTGAATGACGGTGGTACAACCACACTCGCCAACAGTGCAACTACAGTAATCCAGAACTTATCAAGCTGGGGCATGGCTCTCTCAGCCGATAATACTAACAACGCATTGGCTATCACCTGTACTGGTGAAGCGAGCCATAACATTAGATGGGTGGCTAATATTAGAACCACTGAAGTAACATACGCCTAAAAGGAGATACCAAATGGCTATACAACATAATATCGAACAAGGTGCCTCTCAGTACGGCATTGCATTTAATAACGCCTATTACCGCATCGTGACAGCGGCTGTGTCACGCCAGCGTGGAACTGATCCTAAGTTCTCCGTAATGATTGATCTGTCAGCTTATGCAACAGCAACGCCTAACGATGACACTCGTGAAGTAGACTTTAAACGCTACAGTGCAAACCTAACAGATGTAGAAGCTAAGTCTGGCTCTACGTTTATGGACAAGTGTTATGCTTGGGTCATGGATCAAGACGACATGGATGGTTCTACAGCCGTATAAGTAAAAGGAATACCCGATGGAAGATACCCCTAAGACAGTTACTATTGCAGATAAAGAGTACAATATAGATGACCTATCTGATCAACAGAAGACTATGATCAATCATATCTCTGATTTGGAAAGAGAAGTATCTAATGCTCAGTTTATCTTAGACCGTCATAGAGTAGCTAGAGATGCCTTTGTTAATATGCTTATTGAAAGCACAAAAGAGACTACGGAGTAAACCATGTCAGTAACCATCAATCACCAGACTAATTCTGTAGAGCCAAGCAGTGGTGACCTGTCGATTGGTGGTAGCGGTAATGTTGGGATTGGTGACACTGCCGATAGTAACAGTAAACTTCACGTTTTCGATAGTACAGCATCAGTAGATGATTACACTATTCACATTGAGTCATATACCCCTGCGTTAATTTTCGAAGATATTTCTGGCGGCCCTGCCATAGACTTTGGTATTCAAGTTGACGACTCAGCAATGATGTTTCGATATGGAGATGCATCTTCTGGATCACAATTAGCGTCAGAAGCCATGCGCATCGACGGCAGCGGTAACTTGCTGGTGGGAACTACTACGCAACAACCTGCATCAACCTCTGGTGTAGAAGGGTTTAGCGTTTATGCCGGTGGTCAAGTACAGGCATCTAAAAGCGGTTCAACAGTGGCTAGGTTCAACCGCAATTCGTCAGACGGCGACATTGTGCAGTTCCGCAAAGACGGCACCACTGTGGGGAGTATTGGTGTTGACTTCGGTGACAGGATATACATCGGCACAGGCGACGTTGCTTTATTCTTTAATAACGCAAGTGACGCTATACAGCCTTTTAATACTAGCGGTGCGTTGCGTGATAATGCTATAGATTTAGGTTCTTCTAGCTATCGCTTTGATGACATCTACGCTACCAATGGTACAATCCAAACATCTGACCGCAACGAAAAGCAAGACATCCGTGACTTGACTGAAGCAGAGCAACGTGTCGCTGTAGCCTGCAAAGGCTTGCTTAAAGCATGGCGCTGGAAGTCTGCCGTTGAGGAAAAGGGTGACGATGCCCGTATTCACTGCGGTATCATTGCGCAAGATTTACAAGCAGCATTTGCCGCAGAAGGCTTGGATGCGGGACGTTATGCGATGTTTATGTCAAACACTTGGTGGGAGCATGACGTTGAGGTGCCAGCGGTAGAAGCTGTGGCAGAGGTGCTTGACGAAGACGGTAACGTAGTCACTGAGGCTGTAGAAGCCGTTGATGCCTACACCCGCACAGACACGTATGACACACAAGAAGAAGCGCCAGAGGGCTCTACAGAGCGCACGAGGCTTGGTGTTCGATACAGCGAGCTACTGGCGTTTATAATAGCTGCTATTTAAGGATAAATAAGTGTTAGGATTTAGCCCATTAGCTTCTGCACCACTAGCGGATAGTGGGATAGTATCTGAAGAATATGCTTTAACTGCTAACTCAATTTCCACTGGTGCGCCAGTAGTAAACTCCCCAGCACTTACTGAGAATAACGATCTAACAGCTACAGCAATAGCTACAGGAAACCCTGTAGTAAACTCTCCTAGCTTTACTCAAGAACACTCTCTAACAGCTACAGCAATAGCTACAGGAAACCCTGTAGTAAATGCCTGTAACATGGCTGAAAGAGAAACCTTTACTACAGCAGACTTAGATGCTGGTGAACCTCAACTTGGAACCCCTGTAGTAAGTCAAGAGCATAGCTTATCTGCAAGCTCTATAGTAACTAGCTCTCCTGTAGTAAGTCCTGCACCTATTACAGAGAACAACGATTTAAGTTGCTCTTCTATTTCCACTGGTAACCCTGTATTAGGTTCTCCAGTATTTAACATAGCTGTCATTTTAAATGCTAACAGTATTGTTACAAGTAATCCAATTGTTTCCTCTGCGACTATGGCAGAAGATGAGACATTCTTAGCGGATAGTATTTCTACTGGGGCACCTGTTGTAAGCCCTGCCACATTTGACCAAGAACATATTCTAACAGCCACACCTATTGTTACAGGTAACCCTGTAGTCTCCTCTACTACAATGGCTGAAGATGAGACATTTGCAGCAGACAGTATAGTTACAGGTACACCTACTGTTGGTTCTCCTGACATTGATCAGGGTCATGTACTACAAGCTCAGAGTATAGCTACAGAGTCCCCTAATCTTGGTTCACCTGAGATAGATCAAGAGCATCAGCTATCAGCTTCTAACATTGTTACAGGCAATCCGATTGTCAACCAGTGTAACATGGCTGAACGTGAGACATTCACTACAGCAGATCTTGTAGCTGGTGAGCCACAGTTAGGTCATCCAGAGATAGACCAAGGGCATGCTCTACTGCCTAGCAGTATTTCTACTGAGGCCCCTGTAGTAAACAGTGTAGCCTTTACTCAAGGTCATAATCTAAACGCATCTAGTATTGTTACAGGTCTACCTGTTGTAGGTGCAGCAGCAATAAGCCAAGACCATGTTATAGTTGCTAATGACATAGTTACAGGTAACCCAGTGGTTTCTTCTGTAGCAATGGCAGAAGATGAAACCTTTGTAGCAGACAGTATTTCTACTGGTAGCCCTGTCTTAGGTAACCCTGCTGTTACTCAAGAGCATGCTATACAGCCTGACAGTATTACGACAGGCGCACCTATAGTCCCCTCTCTATTTCTTAACCCCTCTGTAAGAAGAGTTGTTTCCATAACCTCTAATTCAGACAACACTGTTACGCTGGCGTATAACTATAACATAGCAACTATAGACAGCTTTTGTAACATAGCAACTGTATCAAACAACAAAAACAAGGCAGCTTAAGAATGGCATTTAACATCAAGCAAAATGATACATCTCCTTCTTTGCAAGCTACTCTTAAGGATGCTTCTGGTACGGTTATTATCTTAACGGGAGCTAGTGTTAGGTTTCATATGAAAGCCCTTGATGGTACAGTTAAGGTAGATGCTGCTATGACTATTACAAGTACATCTGGTGGTGTAGTTCAGTATGATTGGCAGACTGGAGATACCGATACTGTAGGGTCTTACTCAGTAGAGTTTGAGGTTACCTATTCAGATAGTACTATTGAGACATTCCCCAATAATCAAAACTTGACAATCTCTGTCGTTAGAGAACTTAGTTAATAAGGATCATGTGACCAATGCCTAAAGGACTAGCTGAAAAAGTAAAAACACACAATGCTAAATCTAAGCATAAAGTTACAACAGGTATGTTGCAGACAGTTTATAACAGGGGTGTAGGCGCTTATAGAACTAATCCCTCTTCTGTTAGACCTAACGTAACTGGCCCAGAGCAATGGGCAATGGCTAGGGTAAACAGCTACCTTAAGATTGTAGCAGGTTCTAAGTCACCTAAGCACGACAAAGACTTGTTGCCTTCTAGCCACCCATCTAGCACCAAGAAGATGGACGATGGTTACTATGTAGATAAAGCTGACAAACCCCTTAACAAGCCCTTTAGACTTCCCTCTGGTTCAAGTAAGAAGTTTGGTGTGTACGTTAAAGACGGTGACAAGACTAAGAAAGTTACCTTCGGAGACCCTAACATGGAGATCCGTCGAGATGACCCAAAGGCAAGGGCTAATTTCCGTTCTAGGCACTCTTGCGATACAGCTACAGATAAGACCTCTGCTAGATACTGGTCCTGTCGTATGTGGAGTGGGGCAACGGTGGGTAGTATGACCAAAGCAGAAGAAGATTTTAAACCTCATCAAATGTATGATCCTAAGACAGGCGATGCTCTTATGGCAGCTACTTACGAACAACATCTTGATTTGAAGGAAAGAGGCTACACTCACAATAAGCCCCTTACAAAAAGTATTGAAGGTCAAATCCTAAAGGCTGACGAAGAACAACGTCTAGTCTATGGGTGGGCCTCAGTCGTTACTGAGAAGGGTGAGCCAGTGGTTGACCGTCAAGGTGACGTAATAGAACCTGAGACACTTGTTAAGGCTGTCAACAGCTTTATGGAACATATTCGTGTCGGTAAGCAAATGCATACAGGGGAGCAGATTGGGTCAGTTATCCATTCTATGCCTATCACTAAAGAGATTGGTGACTCCCTTGGCATACAGAGTGACCGTGAGGGCTGGATTGTAGCTTTCAAAGTCCACGACGATAATGTCTGGGCAAAGGTCAAGTCTGGTGAACTTGCGGCCTTCTCTATTGGGGGTCGTGCAATCAAGGAGGACTATAGTGCCTAACCTTTTAAAACAGCTTGAGTTGGAGGAATTGTCTTTGGTGGATCGTCCAGCAAACGCACAGGCAACAGTCTCCTTGTACAAGCGTGATAATTCCAGTGGAGAACCTATGGAACATGAAGTAGAAAAAATGTCTGATGATCTTAAAGCTAAACTGAAGCCATACATGGATAAAGGTATGTCTGAAGAAGAGGCCATGAAGATGTATAATATGGACATGAAGAAAGCTGATGAAGCAACTGCTGAAGAGCTAGAGATCGAAACCCTTAAAGCCGTTGAAGCCTCTTTGAAAGAAGAGAACGAACGTCTTCGTAAATCACTTATCGACAATGGATATGTCATTAAAGCTGACATCATCGAAAAGAAAGTCGAGCCTGAGTATGTAGAGTATGAAGGTGAGCAAATCAACAAAGCTGACATCCCTGCGCCTATCCTTAAGGCTTTGGAAGCAGCAGAAGTTGCTAAGGCAGATGCTGAACTGACTAAACGTGCAGAAGAAGCTCTACCTAATTTCAACATCGACGTAGCTAAATCACTTATTGCTAAGTTTGATGAAGATGAAAGTGTCATGGAAGCCTTGAAGGGTGCAGATGCAGTCTTTGCGGAATCTATGGAAGAATTTGGTAAGTCCGATGCAGATGGTAACTTTGCTACCGCACAAGACAAGCTAGATGCCCTCGTTAAGTCTTATATGGACGAAAACAAAATCAAGAAGAGCCAATATGCTGTAGCTTATGCTGCAGTTGCTAAGACCGATGAAGGTAAAGCTCTTATCAACAAATCCTATAAAGGAGAATAAACATGGCTGTAATGCAGTCCCGTGATACACGGTCTTTTGTTGCTGGGGAAGACCTTTCAGCAAAACAATTTAAGTTCGTTACTCTTGAGAGTGATGGACAAGTAGACGTTGCATACTCTGCTGGTGAAAACTGTATTGGTATTCTGTTGAATGCCCCTACTGCTGGAGCCGCTGCTACTGTAGCAATCTCAGGTAAAGTAATGGTAGAAGCTGGTGGAACTATTGCCGCTGGTGCAGCCGTTCAAGCCGATGCAGACGGTAACGCACTTACCGCCGCTTCTGGCGATGTTGTTATGGGTTATGCTTTGGAAGCAGCAGTTGATGGTCAGATCATGGCTATTGAACTCATCCAAGGCGGTAACGTCGTAGCTTAATCCAGCATAGAAAGGAATAAATAATGCCCTTGCTGACTCCATCCGCAGTGCATGTAGATCAGCCGCTGACTAACCTCACGCTGGCTTATGCACAATCACAAGAAAACTTTATCGCTGATAAGGTATTCCCAACAGTAGGCGTTCAGAAACAATCTGACAAATACTACATCTATGACCGTGCGAACATGAATCGTACTGGTGACGTAGAGAAACTAGCTCCACGTACAGAAGTAAACCGTATCGGTATGACCATCTCAAACAGCAGCTACTTTGCTGACGTTTATGGTCTTGGTATGGACTTTGATGAACAGACTTTGGCTAACGAAGATGCTGCATTAGAGATCCGTTCTGCTGGTGCTGAAACTCTGGCGATGCGTCTGATGATCCATCGTGAAGAGCAGTTTGCTACAAACTTCTTCTCAGACAACATCTGGGGAACCAACTATGACGGTGCTAGCTCAACATCAGGAACTAACTTCCTGTATTGGGATGATGCTGCTGCTAAACCAATCCAAAACGTAACTGACCTACGCCGTGTAATGCAGCTTAAGTCAGGTGGCTTCAAGCCAAACACAATGGTTGTTGGTAAAGAAGTACGTGATGCTCTGGTAAACAACGCAGACATCTTGGCTCGCTTGAACGGTGGCGCAACTGTAACCAACACAGCTTTGGTAACTGATGCTAAACTGGCTGAGATCTTTGAAGTAGAGAACTTCTACGTCATGGAAGCTGTCAAGAACTCATCCGTTGAAGGTGTTGCAGAAAGCAATGCGTTTATCGGTGGTAAACATGCTATGTTGTGCTACACACCAAACAATGCTGGTCTTATGTCACCAGCCGCTGGTTTGACCTTTGCTTGGAATAACCTTGAAGGTGTAAACAACTTAGGTATTACTGTTGAGTCATTCTCAGACGATGCTCTTAAGCGTCAACAGATTGCTGAGATGATCCAAGTTAAGATGTCTTACGATATGCAAATCGTAGGTGCTGACTTGGGTGCCTTCGTAAACGGCATCGTACAGTAAGTATTTACTATGGTGGGGGCTGTAATGGCCCTCACTTCCCCTTAATCAAAGGATTACCCGATGTTCCTTAATGAGCCGATGCAGTACGACAGACCACTCTTTGTTACCCTGACTATGAAAGCACAAGGCCGCACCTTCAATGCTGGTGATGAGCTTAAGTGGAAAGAGATAGGTTTAGATAAAGAATTAGTAAAGATACTCTACAGAGAAGGTAGACTAAGACACAGTTCAACTCTTGAAGCTGAAACCAAAGTAGGTGACGGACTAGAGGTACTTGATGTCGATGGGCTACACAACCTAGTAAACGGTATCAACGAGAAAGTAAAATCTAAGACAAAATCTGACGCTGAGTTCCAAAAGAAGAAGTGTAAGAAGTCTAAGATAGCTGATAAACAACGTGGGCTTATTCGTAGCTGGCGTAGAAATTATGGTCACATGGAGACTGATTGATTATGGCTTGGTCGTATGATGCAACAAACTTAGGTACAAGTACTGTAGCGGAGAGATTAAACTCTGTTAGATTGCTTGTAGGTGATACTGACACTAACGACCAACAAGTACAGAATGAAGAGATTATCTTCGCTCTCAATCAAACAAGTGACAACGTGTATTATGCTGCTGCATGGTCTGCTAGAACGATAGCTGCACAATACTCTCGTAGGGTTACACAGAACTTGTCAGGCGCACTCAGTGCTGACTACAGCGACTTACAAGAGCACTATACTAGCCTAGCTGAGACACTAGAGCATCAAGGTAAGAAGACTGGTGCTGTACTGGGTATTAAAGCTGGTGGTATTAGTATAGCTAGGGTAGATGCTGTAAGGCAAGATACAGACCGTGTTCCAGCATCCTTCCGCAGGGATAGATTTAAGAACCCACCAAGTTACAGTGGTGATGACTACGACTATAGTTAAGGGGTAGGTGATGGCATTCTCAAGAGGTTATAACCTGCTTAAGATGGTTGATGAGTTTGGGGAACCCCTTACTTTAAAGAAGAAGACTACAGCAGGGACTTACGATCCTACTACAGGGACAGTAACAGGTTCTGCTACAACCGACTACAGTTTTACTGGATACTTCTACAACTACGATCAAGGTATCATAGCTAACGTAGATGAGATCCGTAGAGGCACCCGTAAATGTGTAGTACCAGCTTTAGGATTAGAAGTAGAACCCGATGACGAAGATCAGATTATTGGTAACGGTGACACAGTTAATGTCATTTCTGTTGTTACTATATTTTCTAATGGGGTCAAGATTTGTTTCTTGTGTGATGTGAGAGAGTAATGAGAACTCAATTAAAGGTCATGCCTTCCCTACAAAGAAAGATAGATGGTCTTAAACAACTAGCTGAACAACAAGTAGAGCGCAAGCTAACAGATATGGCAGTTGATGCTGTCGGTTTAGGTACAATAAGAGTTCCTGTAGATACTGGTGCATATGTAACATCTTTCTCATTTAATGTGGGTGCTGGTAGACCCAGAGGTAAAAGCTCAAAAGGTAAGCCTAGAAATCAAAACGCTGTAGCTAAGATGAATGAGGGTCTAAGTAATCTTATTCAAGATATAGAAAGAATACCTTCGTTACTAGATACTACACGTATAGAACTTCGTAACAATAGTCCTCATGCCCGTGATGTTGAACGTGGAGAAGGTTGGCCCAGAACTAATGGCTACTTTGTGTTTACCCAACTAAAGAGAAAGTATAACCGTGGCTAGTATCTATAATGACATACGTGCAGCGCTTGAGAACAAGTTAGCTAATACCTCTAATTTACCTAGTGGGATAGCTTATGAGAATGTCTCATTTAGCCCAACGACAGGTACAAGTTACCTACAAACTAATTTCCTCCCGACACTTCGTAGACCCGCTGTAAGAGGTTTAAACCCACAACAGAGATACGATGGTGTGTTTGTTGTAACTGCCTACACCCCAGAAGGTAATGGCCCCGCCGCTGCTGATGCCTTAGCTAACACTATCCTAGAGGCTTTTGAAGCAACCACTAAAATCTCCTACTCTGGGGATGAAACAATAACTGTATCTATAGACTACGCTGAAAGACAGCAAGGTTTCTTAGATGCGCCTTGGTACTACGTTCCGATTAATATCGGATGGTACGTCTATAACAATTAGGAGAATACAACATGGCCTTCGCACAAGGTTCTCGTTCCAGTCTATCGTTCATTGTGGAAAGCACATTTGGTACGACTCCCGCTGGTAACTTTACAAACTTACCCTTCAGCACACACTCTTTAAACTTAAGCAAAGATCGTGTAGCTGGTACTGACATCCAAGCTGACCGTATGCCTCGGGTTGACCGTCATGGTAACCGTCAAGCTGCTGGTGATATTGTAGCTGACTTACGTGATGCTGACTACGATGCATTCCTAGAATCAGCTATGTTGTCCACTTGGTCAAATAACGTCCTTAAGGTTGGTACAGCACCTAAGTTCTTCTCTATCGAAGATTATGCTGCTGACATCGACCAAGCTCGTTTGTTTACAGGTATGACAGTTTCTACTATGGGTATCTCTCTAGCCCCTAATCAGATGGTAACAGCTACCTACGGTATGGTTGGTAAAGACATGACCATGAGTGCTACTGAGAAGACACAGAATGCTGCATCAGGTGCTGCTCCATTTGATGCTTACTCAGGTACATTAGCTATTGGTAACGTCAATGGTACACCCTCTACATCAGCTATCGTAACTGGTATGGACTTTACCCTGACTAACTCTTTCGCACCTACCTTTGTAATTGGCAGTGATAGTGCGCCACAATTAGAAGTTGGTCGTGCAGAAATAGAAGGTACTCTTTCAGCTTACTTTGAGGATGCGTCACTAATCAACCGCTTCTTAAATGAAACAGAAACTGAGCTTGAGGTAACTGTGGGCGATGGTAGCAATACCCTTAAATTCGCATTCCCACGGGCTAAGATTAACAGTGCAGACGTAGGTGTAGATGGCCCAACTAGCCGTGTCATCTCTATGTCATTCGTAGCACTCTACAACACGACAGACGCAAGTAACTTAGTTATTACTCGCTCTGCATAAGTTCCCTAGCTAGGGTGGGGAGGCATTGGTGTCGGGTCTGATGCTTCCCCTTTAATTACTAACCCGACAATTTTAACCCCGATAAGGAAACTCGACATGGACTTACTAGATTTAACCCCGACAAGTGATGTTGTAGTTGTTACCTTAACGCACCCTTCAGATGGCAGTGTTTTGTGTGATGACGAGAAGAAACCTATGACTATCACAATTTATGCACCACACTCTAAAGAGTATAAAAAAGTGCTTTATGAGCAAACCAACAAACGCCTTAAGCAATCCCAGAGTAAGGGTAGGATGGAGTTTACAGCAGAAGAACTAGATCGAGTAGGTATAGAGCTTTTAGCTAAAACTACAAAAGAGTGGCACTTATTGTATAAAGGTGAAAACCCTAAGCTGTCTATTAAGAAAGCTGAAGAGGTCTATCAAGAGGTCTTCTGGATTAAAGGCCAAATAGAAGAAGAAGTTGCAAACTACTTAAGTTTTATGAAGGCTTGATTAGGGATCTTGTTGAGTATGCAGAACATGAGTTCTCTGTCAGTAAGCCCGACAAGTCAGGCACATCAGAACGTGAACATTTAGAGCAAGTAGAGAGGCAGACTGGACACAGACCAAAAGCATTAGATGGCCCCGACTTCCCATTGCTTATGTCTCATGTTTGGTCTGCCTTTATTGCATTAAGTAATGGCAGAAGTATGGGCTTCTCTGGCCCCAACCCGCTAAGTTATCAAGAAATTAAAACATGGAAGGAGCTTACTGAAACACCTTTATCTGCTTGGGAAGTAGAAGCTGTTAAATGTGTAGATGTAGTCTTTATGGGTATGGCAAATGGCACAAGCTGATGTAACTGTTGGGGTAGATATTTCCCAGTTAGTAAAAGCAACAAACGAGACTAAGAAGTTTGCCAGAGAGAGTAAGGCTTCGTTTGATGTGGTAAATTCCCGAATGAAAGTGTTTGGGGAAACTTCCAATGTCGCTTTTAACAAGTTTGGTCAGGGTGCTTTACTTGCTCAAAAGAGATCTAGTAACATGGGCGTTGCAACTCAACAGCTAGGTTATCAAGTAAGTGACTTCATAGTACAAATACAATCTGGAACAAACGGTTTTGTAGCCTTTGGTCAACAGGCTTCTCAGCTTGTAGGTGTTCTACCCCTTGTAGCTACCCAGCTTGGCATAACGGCTCGTGCTGCTATTGCTTTATCTGCTAGTCTCGGTATTATTATTCCTCTAGTAACAGCCTTTGGTGCTTACTGGTTGAGAAGCAATGAGGCTTTAGATAAGACAGCAAAGTCAGCTAATGCAGCTAAAAGTACGATAGAAAGCCTAGACAAAGCTCTTGAGAAGTTTGTCCTTACTCAAAGAGCAGCAGCAGCAGGTATGACTGTTGAGGAACTCTTATCTTCTGAGTCTCTTGAGAAAGCAAAAAAGGATTTAACAACAGCTAGAAAAGAATTAGACAGGGTTAAAAAGGCTTTAGAAGAGACTAATAAAGCCCCAAGGCTACTCAAGTCAACTATTTTTACTGATATATTTGGGATAGAAACTTTAGAATCGCAGTTGAAAAAAGCTGAATCTGATGTAAAAGAATCTACTAAAAGAGTGAGACTATTACGACAAAAAGCAGCTACTGAATCTGCTGAAGCAAGTAATAAGGCTGTTAATGCGGCTAACCAAGCGGCTGCTCAAAAGCGATTTGATGAAGTGTCTCAGATGGAAGAGAGAATTAAAGCTCTCAAAATAAAGAAGGCACAAGAGGTTATTGCTGAAGAAAAGAAGACTCAAGATGCTTACGACACAAGGTTTCAAACTTTACAAGAAGAAATAGATTTATTAACAGTTAAGAACAATTTCCACCAAGATGAGCAGTCTTTAGCGAGAGGCATGAATCAACTTGAGCTAATGAAGTTAGAAGAGTACATAGCTCAGAACAATATTAATGTAGAAAACGCTGCTATATTAAGAGAGCAATTAACTACTAGCCAACAACTAAGAGAAGAGGCTGACAATATTGCAACTGCAAAAGCTAATGAATTAAGTTTCATGCGAGCTATGCAAGCCTCTATGAACCAACTTGGTCAAGGTCAAACTGAGAGAGATAGGATAGCTGCCGCCGCCGCAAGGAAAGCTGAAGCTGCCGCTAGACAGGCTGAGAGACAACGAGAGCTAGAACAAAGAGAGAAGTTAAGGGTAGCTATTCAGAAGCAAAACGAAGAAACTGAAAAGCTAAAGAGTACTGCTGACCAATTAGCTGCACCCTTCGATGACTTCTTTATGTCTGTAGTGGATGGTACTACTTCAGTAACAGATTCCTTCAAAGCTATGGCTAGGGATATTATCAAAGAGCTTTACAGAATATTTGTAGTAGAGCAAATGGTTCAATCTATTAAAGGCGGTATAATGGGTGCCTTAGCTGGGCCAGTACAAGGGCCAAACTTACCTTCAGGTGGTTTTGACGGTGGTGGATACACAGGCTCAGGCCCAAGATCAGGTGGCTTAGACGGTAAGGGTGGCTTTATGGCTATGCTACACCCTAGAGAGACTATCGTAGATCACACTAAAGGTCAGGGTGTAGGTGGTGAAGTTATTAACGTAACTCAAAATATTAATGTCTCCACAGGCGTACAACAGACTGTACGTGCTGAGATTAAACAGCTTATGCCTCAGATAGCTGACAGTGCTAAGGCTGCTGTAGTAGATGCTAAGAGGCGTGGTGGATCATATGGAAGGGCATTCTCGTAATGGCTATTAGTTACCCTTTAAGTTTACCTACAAGTATTGGTATAGCTCAGATAGAATTTAGGGCAACCAATGCTGTAGCTGTATCAAGGTCACCCTTTACTTACTCAACTCAAGTTCATGCTTACTCTGGTCAGTCTTGGCAAGCTGATGTTACTCTACCCAGTATTCGTAGGGACTTAGCTGAAGAGTGGGTAGCTTGGCTTATTTCCCTTAAGGGGCAACTAGGGACTTTCTACTTAGGTGATCCTAATGCTGTAACACCCAGAGGTTCAGCTAGAGACACAGATACAATACTAGTAAATGGGGCTACATCATCAGGAAACACACTTGCTATTGATAGTGCCCCTGCAAGTCAGACAGGATACCTTAAAGCTGGTGACTACATGCAAGTAGGTACTGGAACAAGTAGACAACTGTTTAAAGTCCTAGCAGATGTAGATACCAATAGCTCTGGTCAAGCTACAGTTGACATATGGCCCGATGTTAGAACCACTATAGCTAACGACGCTGCTGTTACTGTAGAGAATACTAAAGGCATTTTTAGGTTATCCTCTAACGAACAAGGCTTCAGTATAAATGAAGCTAGTTTCTATGGGATCTCATTCGGAGCAGTGGAGGCACTATGAGCCGTACAATACCATCAGCTTTACTTACATCTCTTGGTCAACCAGAAGTACACCCTTATTATGCTGTCGAGCTTGATTTTGATAGCACACCTATCAGGCTATGGACTGGCTACGGTGAAAGAACGATATTTAGTAATACTTATACTGGCGGGGGTAGTCTTTTAACTGTCAGTGGACTTGAAGAAGCTAGTGATCTTTCCGCTAAAGGTATAACTTTATCTCTATCTGGTGTGCCATCTACACTTGTAACTCTAGCTCTTAGTGAGCCTTATCAAAGAAGAGAGTGTAAGGTCTACTTTGGTACAACAGATACACCTATCCCGATAGAAGTCTTTAGTGGTCTTATGAACACAATGACTATTGAGGACAGTGGAGAGACAAGTGTTATCTCAATAGCTGTTGAGAGTAAACTTATTAGATTAGAGAAAGCCAGCAATAGAAGGTACACAGAAGAGAACCACTTATCTCGACATACTGGTGATACCTTCTTTAGTTATGTTACAGATTTACAAGACAAGGATGTAGTATGGGGCAGAGAGAGAGCTTAAACGACTATCTCAAATCTGTCAGAGATAAGTCTTTTGAGTGGGGTAAACATGATTGTCTTACATTTACCAATAACGCTTACAAAGCCATGTATGGTGAAGGTTGGGCTGATGATTGGCTTGGTCGTTATATGAATGGTTCAATGACTTTTCGTAGAAGTGAATTAAAGAAAGAGTTTGGGTTTTCTAGTTTCACATCTGCTGTAGATAAGAAGCTACATCGTATAGGCCACATCCCGCCTCTTGGAGCCTTGGTTACAACCAAAGAGGCACAGAGATGGATTATAGGCGTAGCTATGGGAATCTGCACTGGCACTAAAGCTGTTTTTCTATCTAAAGAGGGCATGTTGTTTTTACCACTAGATTACATTCACCAAGCATGGGTTAAAGAGATATGAGTAAGTACAAGCTAGGTGATTACACAGTTCAAAACTGGAATGATTGGGATAGAGTTCCTAGAGATCCAGTAACTGTTGGAACAGCTATAATAACAAGCTTAGGGGGCAGTGCTGCTGCTGCTGCTACCGTTGTAGCTTTTGGTGTTACGGTTGCTGGAGTTGTTGGCTATCTTGCAATCACAGCCGTTACATCTTGGGCCTTAAACGCACTAACTCCAAAGCCTGATTTTGGTGCGTTAGATAGCTCGGGCATTCTAGTCAATCGCACTGCTGGAATTGCCCCGCAGGATTTTATTTATGGTCAGGTTCGTAAGGGTGGGATAGTTACATTCTATGAAACTACTGGCTCTGACAATGTATATCTACATCAAATAATTTGCCTTGCCGGTCACGAAGTAAACTCGATTGGTGATATTTATATTAATGACCAAATAGCTACATTCAGTGGTAACTTTGTCACAACAGCAGGTTCTGGTTCAGAGCAAGTTAATTGGGATAGCAAGATCCGTATAAAGAAGTATGATGGCTCGCAGACTACAGCAGACAGTGATTTGGTGTCTGAAACCAGTGCAACAAGTTCCTTTAAGGGTTTAGGAATAGCTTATCTGTACGTCAGGTACGAATATGACCAAGATGTGTTTGTAAATGGTTTACCTACTGTTACGGCAGTTGTGCAGGGTAAAAAGGTTTACGACCCTAGAACAACATCCACTGGCTACAGCAGTAATGCTGCACTTTGTATTCGTGATTTTTTAACTTCGTCATATGGCCTCAGTGACAGTGCTATAGATGATGTGAGCTTCTCCGCTGCCGCCAATGAGTGTGATGAAAACGTTACTTTAGATGGTGGTGGCACAGAAAAGCGCTACTCCCTCAACGGCATAGTGCAAGCAAACAGATCTGTTGGCGATGTTTTGGGTGATATGGTCACAGCTTGCGCTGGTACGTTATTTTGGGGTTCTGGATACTGGAAGCTAAAAGCTGGTGCTTACTCATCACCAGTTAAAACATTAACACTAGATGACCTAAGAAGTCCGATTAGCTTAGATACTCGTATTACCATGCGAGATAACTTTAACACTGTCAGAGGTACATTTATAGACGCTTCACAGGGTTGGATCAGTGCTGATTACCCAGAAGTTACAGGCGCTGCATTTGTTACTGAGGACAATGGGGAACAAGCGTTGCTTGACCTTCAGTTGCCATTTACGACAAGCTCTGCAACGGCACAAAGGCTTGCCAAGATGACGTTGTATAGAGGTCGTGAGCAAATGACCTTTAGTGCTGACTTTGGGTTAGAGGCGCTTGAGGTTGAAGTCGGGGATATTATTGGCATTACCAATGCTCGATATGGATTTAACGCAAAAGAGTTTGAGGTTGTTGGTTGGAAGTTTGCCTCTAATCAAGATGCTGGCGACTTAAGAGTAACTCTTACGCTAAGAGAAACATCTGCTGCTGCATTTAATTGGAACGCTGAAGAAACAGATATTATCAGCAACAATACAACCCTGCCTAGCATTACCGCTGGCACAGCTATTACAAACCTTGCCCTATCTGATGGTGGATCTGAGGTTCAGGGTGATGGAACTGTTATAAATAGTTTAATTGCTAGTTGGACTGCCCCTACCAATGCTTTTGTCAGTCACTATGAAATAGAGTGGGGTCAAACAAGTAGCGCAAACAGAACAACATTTATCAGTTCAGATACCTCTGCGCTGTTATCACCAGTGGTTGATGGGGTAAGTTATACTGCAAGAGTTAGAAGTGTCTCAGTCAGTAGTTTTAGAGGGGCTTATTCTACTGCTACAGCTACCTCTGGGGGTGATACAACAGCGCCAGCCAAACCTACAACGCCAACAGTTATAGCTGGGGTTAAACAACTAGAAATTAACTGGGAAGGCTATTCTTCTCCTGTAGACTTTCAAGCTATGGAAGTTTACCACAGCACTTCAAGTGGTGGCACA